ACATTAGGGATGAATATAAACAAAGGTAAATATAGTATATGGTAGAGCAAGTAGACATTAGGCAAATGATAGCATTATGCGAATCGTACCTAAGAGATAAGAAAGGCTATAGAGGTAAGATAATATTTGATGAACGTTTATTTATGACTTCACACCGTACACAAATAAGACAGCAGTTTGTATTGTTAAATGAATTATACAATCAAGCAATTCAGTACTACAAAAAACAATAATTAAGGTTAATATAATATGCAAGTAAAGATAAATATTCCTGATTCATTAAGCGAGATAAAGCTACATCAGTATCAAAGATATATGAACGTAGTGGATAACTCTAATGATGATTTATTTATTAGTCAAAAGACTATTGAGATATTTTGTGACATAGATTTAAAGAACACTTTAAACATAGCGTACAAAGATGTAACAGAGATAATGCACCACTTTAAAAGTGTATTTGATGTGAAACCTGAATTAAAGCGTATAGTGACATTTAACGGCAAAGAATATGGATTTATACCTAACATTGACGATATTAGCTTAGGGGAGTTGATAGACGTGTCAAACAGTATTAACGACATTCAGAAACTTCACATTGCGATGGGTGTATTGTATAGACCTGTTAAAGCTAAGTATAAACAACTTTACGAGATTGAAGATTACAAAGCAGATGAGTTAGTAATGGAGGAAATGAAACGTTTGCCTTTAGATGTTGTGTTTGGTGCAATGCTTTTTTTTTATCGTTTAGTGAACGATTTACTAAAAGCTATCCCGATGTATTTGGAGGAGAAAGTAAAGGAAATGACTACTCATTCAAAGCACAATTTGGAGCTAAATGGGGATGGTATCATGCAATCTATCAACTTGCTAAAGGAGATGTTACCAGATTTGACGAGGTTACTAAACAACAAGCTCATAAATGTCTAACTATATTGAACTACGAAAAGGACAAAGCAGAAGCTGAAAAAGAACAAATGAATAGAAGATGACAAATTACTACGACATAACAACAACATTAAGAACTGAACTAGAAAATGATGCTTTAATTAACAAGGTGTCAAAAGGAGGTTTAGATGATATTGCTAACTGGAAAAAGCAAGAATACGCTTTAGCACATTTAATAGTTAACAACTGCACACCTGACCAGTCTAGTTTAGTTTACAACGTTTCTATTATCTGTATGGACATAGTAGATATTTCTAAGTCAGAAACTATTGACAAGTTTATAGGTAATGACAATGAAGATGATGTTTTGAATAGTATGCTATCAGTTCAAATAAGGCTATATGAAAAGTTGAGAAGAGGTGATTTATTTAGTTCGCATTACACTTTAGGTAGTTCAGTAAGTATAGAGCCTTTTACTGATAGATTTGAGGATAAGGTTGCAGGTTGGACAATGACGATTGATATAGTAGTACCTAACACAATGACAAAATGTTAGACAGTAAAGAAGTACAAGAAGCAATAGATAAGTTTAGGAAGTATGTAATACAACAAAGTAGAAGCAACTTAACTAAACAACGTAAAAACGTAAATAAAAGTCTTTACAATAGTATTAACGGTGTTTCTAAAGTTAATAAGAACTCTATTAGTTTGTACTTTGAAATGTTGGATTATGGTATATTCCAGGACAAAGGTGTAAGTGGTAAGGTTAAAAAATATAACACAGATTTTAGTTATAAGTCAAAGATGCCACCAAGCAAAGTATTTGATAAGTGGATAGTAAGAAAAGGTATTGCACCAAGAAATGAGAAAGGGCAATTTATGAGTAGAAAGTCTTTAAGCTACTTAATAGCAAGAAAGATATTTAGAGAGGGGATTAAACCTAGCTTGTTCTTTACTAAGCCATTTGAGAAAGCATACGATAGTCTACCAGATGAAATAATTGAAGCATACGGAATTGATATAGTTAATTTATATTTAGAGAAGAAATGATAAACATATTCGCTAGAAGTCCATACATTATAGAAGTAGATGAGACAGGACAAACTGAAACAAAAGTAGAGTTATATATTTGGAATGATGGAAGTGGTACACCATCAAGTCCTAGTTATACACTACAAAAGTTAATTCCAAGTAGTAACGAACCTGCTACATGGTATGATGTATCACCATACATTTTAGAGTTTATTACATTCGATTCTTATAATAGCGGTACATATCCAAGTACACCAACAAACATAGGTAATAGTCCACGTGACCAATACGCAAATGTGACTATAAAAAGATATGCTGATACTGGTTCAGGAATGACCTTAATAGATTCAACAGATTACTTTGGTTTTGCAGGTTACACTTTTTATGCTGATGGTAGTAATTATGACTACGGAGACATTCATTTAGATAGTGGAACGTATTACTACTATGATGACGGTCAAGGTGCTTTAGGTAACTTAGAATACGAAAGAGCAGTACCAAGTGTAAGAGTGATAGAAGATGCTTTATCTTTAACAGCTTATTACACTAATTTAGATACCGCAGCAACTTACAGTGAAGCTATTGCAACAGAGCCAAGTCAAGTGCCTTTGATTTATAAAAACTACTACGGTGATAGTGTTAAACTAGAAATAAAAGATGCTTCATTAAACGTTTTAGGAACTTATACAAGTGTACCAGTTACACAGTGTAAATATACACCTGTTAAAATAGACTTTGTGAACAAGTACGGAAACTTTGAGAGGTTTTGGTGTTTCGGTGCATCATTTGAATACAGCGATGTAGAAGCTAAAGAGCATAAGAGGTTACAAAGTTCAATAACTTCTTACAATACAGCACAGGGTCAAATGTCAGAATTTAACATTAACGGTAAAAGTAGAATTAAAGTAAATACAGATTGGGTTGATGAAAGTTTTAGTGAAACAGTCAAACAGCTATTATTAAGTGAAAAGATATTAGTAAATGGTTATCCTGCTAAGTTAAACACTAAAAGTGTAGAGGAGTATAAGCATATAAATACTAAAATGATTAACTACGAAATGGAATTTACATACAATCATTACATAATTAACAACGTAGGATAATGCGACAAGTACAGATATATATTGAAGATACTAGAGAAAGTGGAAATTATAACGAGTTGGAACTATTCCAAGATGAAACAATTAACATTAATTTATCAGTTCAAAATGTTAAAGATATATCTAAGGTTTTCACAGAGTTTACACAGTCTTTTACAGTACCAGCATCTAAAACTAATAATGCGATTTTTAGGCACTTTTACGAAAATGCTGTTGAAATAAATACGGCAGTATATGACCCTAGATTAAGACGACCTGCATACATAGAGATAAACAGAAAGTTCTTTAGGAATGGTAAGATACAACTAGAAAAGTCTAACTTAAAAAACGGTCAAGTTGAAAGTTATACGATTACATTTTACGGTACTATCATAAACTTAAAAGATATATTTGGCGAAGATAAACTAAGCGATTTAGACTATACTTCAATTGCTTTTAATAGTACAGGTACAGAGGTTTATAATCGTATTACAGACTATTCGACTGATTATGATGTACGTTATCCTTTAATTAGTTCGGATAGGCTTTGGAGTTATGGAGACAGTACAAGTACGGATATAACAACAAATGCAGGAGCTATTGCTTATAGTGAGTTGAATCCAGCTTTAAAAGTTCGTAAAATATTTGATTTAATCGCTTTAAAGTACGGTATTAACTTTACAGGTTTATTTTTATCAGATGCACGTTTTAATGATTTGTTTTTATGGTATAAACAAAAAAAAGAGAATACATATACAACAAATAAACAACAAATAAACATAATTATCGGAATTAATGATACATTTCAGGAGAAACCATTTATCGGTAATTTCTATGCAATATATGAAGATTCAGGCTACGTTATTAATTCAGTAGGAAGTAATTATTTTCCTTTAGCTTATTTTAAGCAATTTGGAGGATTTCCACTTGGAATTAGACAGACAAAAGAAATAAAAATACACGTAACTAATGTATCTAGTAATAGTATTAATTATTATTTTGATGTGTTTGTAAATGGTCAATATTCGAAAACAATCAAAGGAAAAGGCACTGGAACTTATCAGCTGGTTGGCTTAAATGAAAACGGACAAATAACTGTATATGCTTATTCAGATGGCTCGAATACAATAGATACTTCATATGAAAGTGTATTGCAATACAGTACTACAAGTGTTGTGGATAGTGTTTTTTCTAAAAATGCACAATTGGTATTTACTGCAACAACTAATCTGTCAGGAAATGCTCCAAATATTAAAGTTAGCGATTTTGTTACTGGCATTCTTAAAATGTTTAACTTAACTATTACAGCAGAAAGTATAGATACATTTTTAATTGAACCTTTAGAGTGGTGGTATACTAAAGGAGGTATTATAGATATTACTAGATATGTAGATACAGATAGTATTGATGTCGCAAAAGTACCATTATATAATCAAATAGATTTTAAGTTTAAAGAAAGTAAGTCATTTTTAAATACAGAATTCAAATCTAATAACGGAAGAGATTACGGGAATGTTTCACAAAAGTTCTTTTTTGACGGCGGTAAATATGAAATTCAAGTACCTTTTGAAAATTTGCTTCAAACAGCTTTTGAAGACCAAGCTTTACAAGTTGGTTATGTATTAGATGAAAATCAAAATTCTTACGTACCTGAACCTATACTACTTTATCAAAGACCGTTAAATACAACAGGAACTAAAAATTTAAAATTTGATGATGGTAGTACAATTCAAACGATAGGGTCGTACGTGCCTTTAAGTCAAGACGTTTTATTTAGTGGTGTTGAATATACGTTGAATTTTTCACCTGAACAAAGCTCGTTGCTAAATTTAAATATAGCAAACACACATTACGCAACTTGGTATAAAGCTTATTTCGATTCTTTATTTGATTATAAAAATAGATTAGTTACTGTTAAGACTGTATTTCCTATATCAATACTTACTAACTTAAGATTAAATGATAGGCTTATTATTAGAGATAAAAGATATATAATTAATCAAATTAATGCAAATCTAAACACTGGTGAGGTTAGTCTAGAGTTGATGAATGATTTAAGATCAATTGCTAACGGTTTAGTCCCTTATGGTAGTTTAGTTGGTAGTTCTTCAGGGTCATTTAACATACCAGTTAATTTGATTAATGGAGCTACTCAGGTTTCTCTAAGTAGTCCAAACGCAGGAGTTAGTTTATCTTCAACTACATTAACAGCTGATAGTTATGTTACGGTAACTTATCCTGCTAATCCAACAGCAGAGTTTGAAATAATAACAGAAGATGGAGCAAACGACATTATAACAAGCGACTTATTCGGAATAAAGAATGAAGAAAGCACAATTAACATCATACAAATAAATCAAACTCACACGTTACAAAATGGCGGTGAATTGGTTAATTATACATATATAGAACAAGAACCATGATAAAATTAATTAAAGATTTACTAGCATTAGATGACTTCTTCGGTGTTAGTGAAAACATAGATATAGCAAAGGGTAAATATCAATTACCTAAAGGATTTAAAGGAATTATTAAGAAAGTAAAGAGATATAAATATGACTACTAAGATACTTAATTTACAATTTAAAAGTAATGCTTCGGAGGTTAATGAAAACGTTGAGGAGTTAAACGATAACTTAAGAGACACTAAAAAAGGTACTGAAGAAGTAAACAACACCATAGATAAGGCTACTGGTGGAATGATTAGTAAATTTAAAGGTGTACTAAGTTCAATAAAGAATGTTATTAGTTCATTTGGTTTACTAAAGTCAGCTATTATAGCTACAGGTATAGGTGCTTTAGTTATTGCAGTTGTTTCTTTAACAAAGGCTTTCACAGCATCAGAGGAGGGGCAAAATAGATTCGCAAAGGCATTAAAAACATTAGGTATTATTGCGGGTAATGTTGGGGATATATTTTATAACTTAGGTGATGTAATATACAATGTTTTCACAGGTAATTTTGATGAAGCAGGTAAAGCATTTGACAGGTTGAGTGATAAGATAGTTAATTTTGGTAGTGAAACTAGAAAAGAAATTAAACAAGCCCAAGAATTAGCAGATAGACAAGCACAGCTTTTCAAACTAGAAAGAGAATTAACAGTACAACGTGCTGAAGCTAACAGAAAGAGAGCAGACTTACTAGAAAAGTCAGCAGATAGAGAGAACTATACTCAACAACAAAGGCTAGAATTTTTAAGAGAAGCAGGTAGGATTGAAGAAGATATAACCAATAAAGAAATATCAGCAGCTAGAACTAGACTAGAGATTAAACAAACAGAAAACAGTTTTAGTGAATCGACTAGAGAAGATTTAGAAGAAGAAGCAAATTTAAAAGCTGAATTAATCAATTTAGAAACTGCAAAGCTAACAAAACAGAAAGAAGTTACAAGTCAAATATCAGGATTAATTGAACAGGAAAAAGCTGCTAGTAAAGCTTTATATGATGCTCAAGTTGCAGCGAATAAAGAAAAGAACGATAAGATACTAGAAGCAGAAAGGCAAAGGTTAGAAGAAATTGAACGTTTAGCACAGCAAGAGTTAAGTGATTACCAAAAGATATTAGATGCAGAAACAGATTACTTAGATAGTAAGTTATTAAGTGATAAAGATAGAGAAATACAAGCTAATTATGATAAGTATGCAGAGTTAATTGCTTTAGCTGTTCAATACGGTGAAGATACTGCTACATTAGAAGAGGCTAGGCTATCTAAAGAGAATGAAATAAAGGAAAAATACAGGCTAGCTAATGATGCAAAAGAAAAAGAATCGAATGATGCAGCTAAACAAAGAGAAGAAGAGTTAAATAATTATAAAATACAAGCTGTAACAAATAGTTTTAATGCTATATCTGATTTAGCTACATTATTTGCAGGAGAGAATGAGAAACAACAAAAAAGAGCATTTAAGGTTCAGAAAGCAGCGAGTACAGCTAACGCATTAATTGATACTTATAAATCAGCAACAGGTGCTTATGCATCATTATCTGCTATTCCAGTTGTAGGTCCAGTATTAGGTGCAGCAGCAGCAGGTGCAGCAATAGCAGCAGGTTTGGCAAATGTTAAAGCTATTCAATCTCAAAACTTCACGTCTTCAGGTGGTAGTAAAGCTAACATATCAGCACCAAGCACACCAAATGCTACTCAACAATTAGCATCACCAAACTTTAATATAGTAGGGTCAGGTGGTACTTCACAAACTGAAAACTTAGCACCAGTAAAAGCGTACGTAGTAAGTGGGGATGTTACTACAGCACAAGCACTAGATAGAAATAGAATTAATAATGCAACATTTTAATAATAAAAAGGTTAATTAAGTATGGAAAAGTTACAGAACATTGAATTAACAATTAAAGATGAGGATAAAGATGGAGTATTCGCAGTTTCTTTAGTTGAGTCACCTGCTATTGAACGTGATTTTATAGCACTATCTAAGCATGAGGTTAAGCTAAAAGTTATTGATGAAGATAAACGAATTGTTGTAGGATTTGCACTAGTTCCTGACAAGTTAATTTACCGTAGAATCAAAGACAAAGAATTTAACGTTTACTTTTCTAAAGATACGGTTAAACAAGCATCTGAATTGTTTATGAAGAACATGAACTTATCTAAGTTTACTTTAGAACATGATAAGAATGTTTCAGGAATAAATGTGATTGAATCCTGGACAGTTGAAGATGCTAAAAACGACAAAGCGAACTTATACAACTTAGAGCCAAAAGGTGGTGAGTGGGTATTAATGTCAAAAATATACAATGATGAAGTATGGCAAGAAGTTAAACAAGGTACTTTCAAAGGTTACTCAATTGAGGGTATGTTTGACGGATTACAAAACCTTGACTTATCTAACCAAGTAAGTGAAGAGGAGGAAACTAAAGAATTAATTATAGACTTTTTAAAATCTATATGAGTAAATTTAACTTTACACAAAGGTACTTAGATAGTACGTCTATTGATGATACTGATGGTATTATATTAGATGTTGTTGGTAGTGATGTACCTAAAAGAGTTGATTATTCTGATTTTTTAGATTTAGTAGGTGGTGATGTAACTATCGCTAGTGGTGATATAGTATTTGTAAATGATAAAACAGATTTGCCTACAGCAGTTTCAAACGTTATTACTTTAGATGATAATGTAACTTATTATTTTACTACAACAGTAGATTTAACAGGTGATAGATTAGTAGGTGGTGAGAATACGGTTATATTAGGTAGTTCATCAGAAAACAGTAGAATTAAATCGACAGGTTTAGGTGTTGGTGTACCTTTGTTTTATACTGAATGGACAACTCCAATTAGACACGTAACTTTTCAAGATGTAGATACTGCATTACATATAGTTGGGACAGTTAATCCTCCAGTTGCTTTAGATTGGACAGGTGTAAACTATTTGAACGTTCCTAACATTGGACTTATTGACACTTGCGACAACTGGATTTATTCTAAAGGTGCTTTTTTAAATAGTCAAAATTTACAATTCAGTGGAACGGTTGGAACGGTTGGTATAGATAATTCTATATTTGTAGGTACAGGTAGTTCAGGTAACATATTGGATATACTTTCAACTTGTACAATTACACGTAGATTTAGACTTATCTATTCTTCTATGGTGGTGTTTGGTGCTACTGTAGGGATAAATGTAGATGCTAGTGCAACTATACCAACAGAGGGTTATATATTAGACACGATAAACTTCAGTGCAGGAGGTACATATTTAAGTGGTGTTAGTTATACTGATAATAAGACTAGATTTGTAAATTCTAAAGGAATAGAAAACACAGCAGAGATAGGCAATTTGTATATGTTGAATAATGCAACTGCTACTGTTATTTCAGGTAGTGGTGTACCTGCTAAAGTTTTAGGAACTACAACTGCAAATGCTATTAATCAAAAGTTTTCGCATTCAGATAACAGGTTAACTTATACAGGTGGTTTAATTAGGGATTTTCAAGTATCAGTAACAACATCTATAACATCAGGTAATAACAACGTTATAGGGGTGTATGTAGCAAAGAATGGTACTATACTAACTGAATCTGAAATGTATGGAACAACATCATCAGCAGGTAGAGCAGAATCTATTAGTTGTCAAACTATTTTAGAAATGGAAGAGAACGATTACATAGAGATTTGGGTGGAAAATAATACAGCAGCTCAAAATATAACAGTAGAATACATGAACGTAATAATTAAAAGTTTGAATTAATGAGAATACAAGATTTAACAGAATTAACAAGTTTAGCAGATAATGATTTAGTAGTAGTGGATGACTACCAAAGTGCAGGAGTTTACAATACTAAAAAAATAACGGTTGCAAACTTTAAGAATAATTTAAATAACTATTCTAAGGTAGTTTTTAATTTAAGTCAATCAGGTACAAATGACCCTACATTATTTGAATTTGAAAACACTACAGGTGCGACTATAACACCATCAAGATTAACGGTTGGTTCATATACGTTAACATTTGATACTGCTGTTTTTACTGATTTTGATAAAGTACATGTTAATTTAAATAATTTCAAAAGACCTTACGGATTTGATTACACATTAATATCTTCAACAGAAATTCAATTTAAATCATGGATATTATTAACTGATACCGCTACTGATAGTGCTTTCAACAGAACATCAATAGAAATACGAATATATGAATAATCAATTAAAATAGAAATATATGGCTAAGAAAGTAAGTCCTAAAGGAGGTAAAAGAGGTTGTTTGTGCAAGGATGGCACATATAGCTCAAAGTGTTGTGATGGTGAATTACAATCACAAGGAATAGGTAACATTACGGGAACAGGAACAGAGACTGTAACACAAACAGAATCAGCAGGCACAAGGGTACGTGTTAGAGTAAGTAATTAATGAATTTACAACAAAAATAACAATTATAAGTTTATTGAATATGAAAAAGGAAGTACAAGAAGCGATTAACACAATTAAGACATTTTTAGGAATGGAAAAAGAAGTGAAACTAGCACAAGAAGTGTTAGAAGATGGTGCAGTATTAGAAGCTGATTCATTTGAAGCAGGTCAAGCAGTATCTATTGTTAATGAAGATGAAAGAATAGCATTACCAGTAGGTGAGTATGAATTACCTGAAGATAGAATTTTAGTAGTTCAAGAAGAAGGAATTATTGCTGAAATCAAAACTAAAGAAGTTGAAGAAGTTGAAGAAGAAGCACCTGAAATGGAACAAGTAAAAGAAGAAGCTCCAATGATGTCTGAAGAACCTGCAAAGGAAATCAAAAAGACAGTTGAAAGCATTGTTAAAGAAACATTCTTTTCAGAGATTGAAGAGTTGAAAAAAGAGAATGAAGAGTTAAAAGCTAAGTTAACAGAACTTTCAAAAGTTGAAGAGGTTAAAGAGGAAGTTAAAGAAGAGGTTGTAGAATTGAAAGAAGAAGAGCCTAAACCTATCCAACACAATCCAGAAAACAAAGTAGAAAGAGAAGTTGTTAAGTTCGGTAAAAAGAACGACAGACTATCTCAGATTTTAAACAAAGTATATAAATAATTAAATTAATAGAAAAATGGCTACTACAACATCAGTAACTACTACGTATGCAGGAGAAAATTCAGGTAAATGGATTTCTGCTGCATTATTATCAGGTGTAACTTTATCAAATGAGTTAATTACAATTATGCCTAACGTTAAATACAAATCAGTTGTATCTAACTTAGTATCAGCTTCAGGATTAGCAGATGCATCATGTGATTTTACAGCAACAGGAGCAGTTACTTTAACTGAAAGAATCCTTGAGCCGAAATCCCTACAAGTGAACAAGCAACTTTGTAAGGCTGACTTTAGAGATACATTTCAAGCGATTGAGATGGGTTATTCAGCACACGATGTATTGCCAAAATCATTTGCAGATTATTTATTAGCACACCAAGCTGAGCAGGTTGCTGCTGATATTGAATCTCACATTTGGAACGGTGATGCAGGTAACTCAGGAGAGTTTGACGGTTTCATGACATTGTTAACAACAGACGCTGCTTTACCAGCTGCACAAGAGGTTGCAGGAACTACTTTAACTGCTGCTAACATCATTACTGAAATGGGAAAAGTTGCAGATGCAATTCCATCAAGATTGTACGGTAAAGAAGGATTAAGAATCTACGTTTCTCAAAACGCTATGAGATTATACGTTAGAGCATTAGGAGGTTTTGGAACTTCAGGATTAGGAGCTAACGGTGTAGACAACAAAGGTACAATGTGGTATCAAGGTGGTGACCTTATGTTTGATGGTATTCCAGTTGTAGTTGCAAATGGATTGACTGCAGACCAAATGTTAGCTACTACTAAAGATAACTTATTCTTTGGAACTGGTTTACTTTCGGATACAAATTTATGCAAATTGATAGATTTAGCGGAAATTGACGGTTCAGAAAATGTACGTTTAATCATGAGATTTACAGCAGGAGTTCAGTACGGAAACGTTACAGATATTTGCACATACGGAATCACTAATTCAGCTAACTAATAATTAGATAAACTAAAACTAAGGGAGGGGTAAAATACTCCTCCTTTTTTTGTATAACATTAAAATAAAAAGACATGAGTTGTTTATTAGCTAATGGTAGAGCAGAAGCATGTAAGGATAGCATTGGAGGTTTAAAAAACGTTTACTTTGCTAACTTTGACATTGAAGCTGCTGATATTACCTATGACGTAACTGATACTGATTTAATTACAGCAATTACAGGTATTAGTTCACTTTACAAGTATGAATTAAAAGGAAATTCTACTTTTGTACAAAACATTAATAGTTCTAGAGAAAACGGAACTACATTCTTTGAACAAGTATTAACACTTGAATTGAAATCTCAAGATGCTGCTACTACAAAGCAGATTAAGCTACTTTCGTACGGACGTCCTCACGTTGTGGTGGAGACTAACGATGGTCAATACTTCATAGCAGGATTGTTAAGAGGTATGGACGTGACAGGAGGTACTATTGAAAATGGTACAGCTTTAGGAGACTTTAACGGTTATAAATTAACTTTTACAGGTCAAGAGAAAACACCAGCAAATCATTTAGATTGTACAACAGAAGCAGCTTTAGCTACATTATTTGCTACAGCAGCAGTTGATGCTACTATTGTAACTTCATAATTACATCATAATTTGTTTTTAGCCCTCACTTTCACTAGTGGGGGTTTTTTTGTTTAAAAACAAAATCAATTAAAAAAGGTTTATAATATATGATAGTATTAACAACATCAACATCTTCACAAAGTATTAATGTAATTACTAGAGGTAATGCAGTACCTACGGTGTTACTATTAACAGATGAAGAAACGAATACAACGGAAAGTGTTACAATAGAAAGCTATACAAGTGGAGACTATTACGATACTTTAACAGCTACATTTGCTTTAAAAGAGGGTAGGTTTTACACGTTAAAACTACAAAACTATGATAATGATGAATATCTACAAGCGAATGATTTTAGTTTCATTCTAACAAGCCAAAACGATAAAATAGAAATTAACGGATATACAGGTACAACTGAAGTGCTGCATTATGCAAAGGTATTCTGTACAGACCAAACAGGAGAGTATTCAGTTAATAATGGTGTATATCAACAAAAAAATAGTACAAACGACTTTATTTACTTATAATGGATAATTTAAAGATTTTCAATCTAGCAGAACATAAAAGACCCGAAATAATAGAGGACAAAAGAAAAGACTGGGTAACATGGGGAGATGAAAACAGTTACTTTAGTTACTTAATGGATAGGTATAAGAACAGTGCTACAAACAACAGTATTATTAACTCTATTGTTAGATTAATGTACGGTAAAGGTTTGAGTGCTAAAGATGCACAAAGAAAGCCTAACGAGTATGCTAGTTTAATGTCTATCTTTGGTAAAAAAGATGTTAAGCAATTATGTTTAGATTTAAAGCTATTTGGTAAATGTGCTATACAAGTACATTATTCTAAAGATAGAAAGCTAGTTAAGAAAGCATATCATATTCCAGTTAATTTATTAGCACCTGAAAAGTGTAATGAAGATGGAGATGTAGAAGCATATTACTTCAGTGATAATTGGAACGATGTAAGAAACTACGAGCCTAAAAGAATACCTGCATTTGGTACTTCAAATGAAAGCGTTGAGGTGTTGTATATACAGCCTTATAGTGCAGGAATGAAATACTTTGCTCACGTGGACTATCAAGGAGGTGTTGATTACACGTTGTTAGAAGAAGAAATATCTGATTATCTAATTAACGAGGTACAAAATGGATTTAGTGGTACAAAAGTTATTAATGTAAATAATGGAGTGCCTACTGAAGAGCAACAAAGTTTTATAAATGCTAAGATTAAACAAACGTTAACAGGGTCAAAAGGGCAAAAGGTAATAGTTTCATTTAATGACAATAAAGATACAGCTATTACAGTTGATGACATTCCATTAAATGATGCGCCTGAACACTATCAATATTTAAGTGAAGAATGTATGCGTAAAATCATGTTATCGCATTCTGTAACAAGTCCACTTATTTTTGGTATCGCTACATCTACAGGATTTAGTTCAAATGCTGATGAATTGCAAAACTCTTTCAACTTATTTGATAATATGGTAATTAAGCCATTTCAAGAGATGTTGTTAGATGCGTTTGATAGTATTTTAGAGTATAACGGTGTATCTTTAGACTTGTATTTTAAAACTTTAAATCCATTTGAGGGGGAGAAGTCAGAAGAGCCTACGCAATTAAGCAAACAATTCAACTTAGAAGATTATCTAAACGAGATAGGAGAGGATATTCCAGAGGGTTATATAGTAATAGATGAAAGAGATGTTGAAGAGGTAGAAGATGAAGAAGTATTAAATGCTTATTTAGAAGAGTTAGAAGCTGAATTAACTAAAGAAGAACCTACTTTAATGAGTAAGGTTTGGAACTTTGTAAGTACAGGTACAGCACGACCAACAGCAAGGAGTTCGCAAGATAAGCAAGTAAAGGATAGATTCTTTAAAGTTCGTTATAAATATACTGGAAATAAAACACCTGAAAGAGCATTTTGCAAGGCTATGATGAATGCAGGTAAACTATACCGTAAAGAAGATATTGATAAGATGGAGTTCATGGAAGTTAATCCGGGGTTTGGTGAGTTTGGAAAATCCACCTATAGTATTTGGAAATATAAGGGCGGGGCTCGATGCAGACATAAATTTCAAAGAGTTACTATGATGGTTGACTTAAATGAAGATGACCCACAATGGAAAAAGATAGGAACTAGAGCAGCAGAGATAAAAGGTTTTAAAGTAACTAATCCATTTGAGGTTAGTGTTTACCCTAACAACTTACCTTTAAAAGGTTTTAGTCCAAACAATAAGAATTTACCAAAAGACGTTAAATAATGGCAGAAGTATTATTAATAGAAAGAGCAGACATTGTTAAGTATACACCACTAGATGGAAATACTGATACTGATAAATTTATACAGTTTATTAAGATTGCTCAAGATATACACATACAAAACTACTTAGGTACTGATTTACTTAATAGGTTAAAATCAGATATTGAAGCAGGTACATTGTCAGGTGTTTATTTAGACTTATTAAACAACTATGTTCGACAAATGCTTATTCATTGGGCAATGGTTGAATATTTGCCTTTTAGTGCTTATACAGTAGCTAATAAAGGAGTATTTAAGCATACAGCAGAAAGTTCTGAAACGGTACAAAAGAATGAAATAGATTTTTTAATTGAAAAGCAAAG